CGGGCGGTTTGCGTTCGCTATTTGCGAATAGCGAATGAACGATCCGTTCCGCCGTCCTACTTGCGACCAGTTACCTGGTTGAACGTAAGCACATTATAGCGCCTCTACAATATCTAGACAAGTAACTTTGTATATTATGTTACAATTTTATATAAGGTTTTGATTCTTAAGATATTGTAATGTTTCTTTAATATTTCCTATGTGTTTGTTGCCAATAGAAACTTGGGGATATGTTGCTTCCTTCCCAAATTCCATTTCAAATTGGCGTTCACTAAAATCTACACCCTCAATATACTCATGAAATTCTCCACCAAGACTTTTGAGAAGCATTGAAATACGCTCACACTCTTGGCTTCCATTAGAGTAAATTACAGAAATTTCAATCACGCTGCCTCCAGTCATCAGGTTTTTCTTCAGTCCACCAATCAATCATATCATCAACGCTATCAAATCCTCTTTTACCAAATCTTTCATTACCAAATCCACCAATGTCAAGTTGATTTAGAAAATCATCCATACTACCTTCAACCATATCAGGATTTTCTGCTCTTCTCCTTGCTTGTCTAAGAATAGTCGCAGCAGAACGATTTGCCTTCGCAAGTTTTTCTGCCCAGATCATGTCTTCCAGACTCACCTCTTCATGCTTAGCAATCTTATTACAGATACCTTCTAAGCGTAAACGATATTGTGTAGAAAGCATTTATAAATCTCCAGATAAAGTTATTTGAAATGAAGCCTTCTTTCTAGACTATTAATTTTACTAAACTCTTCATATGCTTGTTCAGATCTTTTAGACAGAATATCAGAAATATCTTGAAATATTATGTCGTTATCTACATAATCATCAAGATAATTGTCTAGAGCTTCTTTAAGATATCTTTTGCGATTCCATTCAGGAGAATATGGTTTATAGTCCATAATATAAATCCAATACCAGTTTATTTAGTTTGACCTTCATGAGCAAAAATTTTGCCGGATTTTTTTCCGCCAAAAAATGGAAACAAATTCCGATTTTCAAATTGGGTCTTCGTTTGCTTCTTCAAGCAAATCTTTAACATACTCTTCAGTTCCATCCATTGTTTTGACCTCGTACAATGAAGATCTCATATACTTTTTAACGTTTTTATATTTTTTTAAAAGTGAGTTCAATTCATCTCTATTAACTAGAAATTTGACTTGCTCATCTTTACTTTTTCCAAAACCTTTATTCATTTTGATTTCTTTTCTTTTTTATCATTACCCCACAACTTTGGGTTCACTCTACCATATCCAAAGTCAATTTTTTGAACAGATCCTGGACCATATGTATCGTAGTACATATCAAAAAGATCTACAACTTTTCTACATCTAGTTAAATCAATATAAGTTTTTCCATCGACTTTATACCATATCAATCTAGCATCATTTGGAAAGTTCTTATCCTTTGCTGCCTGTAAAGTGGTTTTCTCCAAAAGGATTTGGCACCCATATTCATGAGGCAGAACATTATTAGGAACTATTCTATCTTGCTCTGCCATAACTTTCTCCTTTATAACTGTCAACCGCGACCTCCCCATTTAATATCGGGATATGCTTCAGAAATAATATCTTTAGTGACTTTATATTTATCTTGAAGTTTCTTATCCTTAACAAGAATCATAAGTTCTGCTTCCAATGGATGAAATCCTTTCAGCATATTAATAAAGATTGTTTCCTTCCTGACCTGAGAAATACTATTGCTACCACCCTTACAGAACAAATAAAAATTCTGATATTCGTTTCTAATTGAAGATTTTGCAGACTGCTCCGCAAATTCCTCAGTTCCATAGTAACCAGTGGTCTTCATTCCTTCATTTTTTGTCTTACTCTCAATCATATCACTAAGATTTCCTGCAATCTTAGTTTGATCATCAACATCAGCATAAGGAACAGGTCCTTCAGGAAGAACACTGACTATAGATTCATCAAAATTCATGATCAAAATAGCAACAAGAGCAGGATTTCTGTATTCTTTAAGAACTTCAATCTTTTTGGATTTAGATCGTTGCTTAGAAACTAAATCCAAAATTTCATATTGAAATGGATTTGGTTGAAGTTTTGGAATTGGTTTACTCGTCGTCGTCTTCTGTGTAGTCTTCATAATTGTTTTCAAATCGTACTGCTAAAATTTCGTCTGGCATTACATTACCATTAACATCAAACATCTCTGGATGCGTAATAATAGGTGCTGTATTGTAAAAGTGCTCCTTTGCTAGCCATCCTACCACACCACCAACAAAAAAGAACATTATTGAAATAAGAGTGCTGATCGTTAGAGTTACTGCTAACATTTTCCTTCTCCAGAGAGTTTACTTTTTTCTAATATCCAAATAAAGATTAAAATGTAAAACAATCTCTCTTCGGAAAAGAGAAACCATTTTACCAAACTTTATCTGAAAAGTCTTCGGTGCTTCTGGTTTACTCCTCCTATTACGTAACATTAACTCAAATCCCCTATTAATCTGGGGTTCTGATTTATTTAGTTTTCTTCCTTCGCCCTGGTCTTTTGTCATAACTATACTTCCCTGCATCATCTAAAATGCCATTCAAATAATCTCTTATTTTTCTTGCCTGGGGTTTCGGAATATGTCCATATCCTTCACGAAGTTGTTTGTGAATTTCATCTGAACCACCTTCAAGATAATCATTTAGATCGTTTATAAGATTAAGAATCTCCGTTGCTGTAGAACTCTTAATAAATCCCTCTACCTCATATTTTTTTGTACCACGAATCTTTAAGTAATCATAAAATTTTAAAACAAATTTTCCTTGAAAAGCATAATCAATTGCTTTTTCGACATCGGTGTAAACTTCGTGAAAATTACTTTCCATTAAATCATTTTACTTTCTGTGAGATATCTAACAGTCTCGGTACATCCACCGATCAATTCATCATTTAAAAGGACTCTGGGAAAAGTAGATCCATTCCCAAATTGTGAATAAAATTCTTCTCTATTAAAGTCTGTATTCAATTTTTTAACCTCATACTCAAAGTTTCCTAATTCTAAAACTCTTTCCACCTTTGAACAATAAGGACATCCATCCTTAGAATATACTGTAAATTTCATAGTAAATAAAAAACTGAAAATTATTTATGAATGTTTAGATTTTAAATCGGGATTTGGTTGGGAAGGAACTACTGGATTACGACTTACATTCTTAATCACAATAAAAGCATCATTCTGATAAGAGATAGTACCAAAAGGTTTTGCCCATTTTGGATTAGCATCTGGATGAGTTGCCGTTCCAGTCACCGCAACTCCCCCAATATCAACAGATAGTTCATCATTATGATCCCACCCAAGTTTTTCAAGAGCAATCGCAAATTGCCCTAGCATATCATTACTCGGATAATTTTTTTCCGTCATCGTTTTTAATCCTTGGTTCTTCATTATACAATGGTTTACTTGACCTGTAAAGTTGCGGCCAAGTGTCACGAATAATTTCTGCTAGTTTGTATGGAGTTTCTGTTGTAATCATTATCATTCCAATGTCTTACTGCGTTGGCAATAATAGCAATATTAGTGACGAGATAAGTGATGAATATAAAAGTCCGTACAATAGCAATGATATCTGCTTCTCTGTCACATTTAGACCCCTTTTCTCCAAGTGCTTTTGCCCATACTCTCCAAAGAGTTTTTTTCTTTTTTGACATAAATCATTTTACAAAATACATACGACGACGATACTGCTCACCAGGGCAGTTTTCTAAATGCTCAATTTCTTCATCTGGAAGGAAGTTAACACCACCAAGAAGTTTAGCACCAATAAAGATTTCTGCAGATTTTTCACACATTAGAGTCGCAGCAGCACAATCCTTTTGGTAAGGTGATGCTGTGATAATACCATGATTCTCTAGAAGAATCAACTTAGGAAAGTATCTGTAGTGGTCTACAAACTCACCAACATACTTATCTACATTCTGTAATAAACGAGCACCAGGAGGAGCATAAGGAACCAGACAGGATAACACACCATTTCTTACGATTTGGTCTGGGAACCAACGCTGCGTAGCAAAGTCATTGACCGCAGGAGAGCAGAGTATCTGTGTAGTCTTTGGTGGATGCGTATGAGCAATATAGTTAATTTCTGGGAAGTGCTTCATAATCCATGCATGAAAGAGCACTTCAATACTTGGTTTCTTTTGTTCTGGATTTAGTTGTTGAGCATCAGTATCTACAAGAACTAAATCATCTTCTGATAGTGTATGAAGACTTGTACCACTTGCTTTGATTAGAAAAGTATCTTCTGTTTTTCTCTCTGATACATTACCTTCACCACAAATAGTATAGTCAGCAATCGTGTGTGCTAAGTCTAGAAGCATCGTTAAGTATTGTAAAATTGTATTTAGAAATTGTATCAGATATTGAAAAAAGTTTTGT